CGCGTCTGTGGCCAGTTTTCCCGCAACAACCGCGCCGGCAGCAATGTTCGCGGCGGCAACAGCGTCCGTGGCCAGTTTTCCGGCAACCACTGCACCCGCAGTGATTTTCGCGGCGATCACAGCGTTATCGGCAAGCTGCGTGGATGTGATCGTACTGGCGAGGATCTTGGCTGCGGATATTGCGCTGTTGGCGATTTCGCCGGTATTGACGCTTCCGTCCACCAGGGAGAGTCCATGTGTCATCTTCCCGACAACGGTAGCATGCTTGCCAGCGTCATTGACGAACACCAGAACATCGTCCTCTTCCATCACAGGCTTGGTATTGGAGGTGAGCAGCAGCGTCTTATCGGTCGCGCTGAAGTCCCACCAGACGTATTTGTTGGCGGTGTTGCCGGGAACGATCGCATAGTTGGTTCCTTTGTATACGATGTTCACATCCGACCAGGAGATGCTCCCGGCGACCGGGGTGTTGTCCGTCACGACGTAACCGTCCAGCTGGTGTGTTGCGAGGTTCAAATGCCTGCTGCCGAATCGCGCAACGCCCTGCGCCACATCGTCCAATAAGGACAGGCGATACCTGACGTCTTCAAGCATCCCCTGCAACTCAGTCTTGAGAATGTCGCGCACCGTCTCTCGCAAGTCCGTTTTCCGTGTCATGTGCTTGCCCTCCGTTAATACAATAAGTGCTGTGATAGTTTGAGTCTCTCGGCCGCTACTGTGCCAATGCTGATCTTATCGCCATTGATCGTGCCGCTGGCGATCATTGCGTTGGTGATGACCCCGGCCCCGATATGTTCACTGCCGATCGCATTTGGCGCGATTTGCTGGCCGTTGATCGTGCCGACCGTCAGGTTGGCGGCGTTGAGGTTGATAACGTTGATGTCTGCCGCGTCAATGGTTCCTGCCGTTATCTTGTTGGCGGTCAGGCCAACTATCTTGGCGTCCGTGATCGACCCGTCTGCAACCTGCTCGGTACCGACCACGCCAACGCCGATGTGAGCGCTTTCTATCGCGGCAAGCCCGATCTTCGCGGAAGTGATGGCTGCATTTTCAATTTGCGCATTTCCTACTGCCGCGTCTGCTATCTTCGCGCGGGTGATGGCAGCATCATGGATCTTTGCGGTTTCGATGGCCGCGTCTGCGATCTGCGCTGATGTGATAGAAGCAAGCGCAATCTTGGCGGCATTCACGCTTAAATCTTCGATATTGGCTGCCTTGACTTCCGCAGTGCCTATCTTGGCGCTTGTGATCGCGGCATCGGCTATATGCGCGGTGCTGATGTTCGCCAGTGCGATCTTGGCATTGGTTACCGCAGCATCGGCTATCTTGGCGGTGGTGATATTGGCGTCTTCGATGTGCGCCTGCCCGATGGCTGCCTGCTGAATGTGGGCGGCACCGATGGCCGCGGTCTTCACCTGCAGGGAACCGATAGACGCCCTTTGCAGATGACCTGTCCCGACGGCGCCCATGGCCAGCTTTGTGCCGCTGATGGCGCCTGCCGGGAGCTGGCGGGGTGAGATCATGCTCCCTGACAAGGTTTTTGACACACTGCCAAGCGTCATCTTTTCGTAGCGTTTCAATAGGCAGTCGTAGCTGTACGCGGTCATGCGCAGGGTGACTTCCAGGCCGAGCGAATTGACAATGACGCGGATGCTGTCACCCGGGAAGATGTCAGTGAGCGGCTTGTACTGCGCATATTCCTGCGTGTCTGCCAGGTTGATGAAGTCAACATGAATGGTGATATCCGGCAGGTCGCAGCCTTTTGAGAATTCCTGCGCGGCTGCCGCAGCAAGCTTGGATTTCACCTGGGCAAGTGTCATTTCATCGCTGACCCTGGCCTCGCTTACGGGCAGGTGGACCCAGCGCGGGTGCGGGAATGCCGCGATGTTTGGGCTGTCAACGTACTTTCCGTCCAGGTACAGGAGTTCGCCATCCTCAGTCTCGCCTGTCGGCACAATGCGGGTCACCACATTCCCNTCGTCCACGTCGTATTGGATACCCAGCAGGTTTTTGCCTTGGCGGACCTGGATGTCAGTATCGCTTCCCACACGGCTGAGCATGTAAAAGTCATACCAGTCACGGGTGAACTCACCAATGGTCTTATCGGCCAGGCCGCCTTCTCCCAGCAAGGCATCCATGGGATTGGTGTTCTCCAGCACCAGATTATCTACGCCCGCGGTCAGGTTGGAAAACATCGTGAAGGAATGAGTGGATTGGCAGCGGCTGAGGATCCCTGAAGCCACATCCGCTCCGCTTGTTCCATTTGCAGGCTTGTACTGGTAGAGCATGTTGTCCATGAGATCATAGGACAGGTGCCTGGCATACACTTCGACAGATGTCAGTGAGGGCACAATGCGGTAGATGCGGAAAGGCTGCTCCCGGGTCTGGCTGGCTTGAACGACTGCCGCGGTTGCCGCAGCGCACGATGCTTCCGTCCTGAGGTGCAGGAGGCTCCCCTTGGCCATGTATCCGCGTTTGCCGTCGGGCGTAATGACCTCGCAGAAGCTGACATGTGAGTTGTCCAAAACCTGGACTTGCGTCGCATCCCTGTACGCGCCCAGGCAGACGGAAGTGCTACTGGCCTGGCTGTAAAGCTTCAGCCTGGCACTGCCGCTGATGCTGACGCGGTAGACGTCCTTGCCTTCTGTTAACGCGAGGAGCTTCAAGCGCGGGGATAGTGCGGAGGGAACCGGTGCCTTGATGATGTTTCCGACCTGAAGCCAGACCCATTTGCCCTGCTTGTCCAGGGGATGGACTGTATATAGTTCCCATTCACCGTTAAGGGTTTCTGTCGCCACACAGGATGAGGGGGAGAAAGCGCACAGGCCATTGGTACTGAAGTCCGCAGCATTTGCCGGAAATACCGTGATCATGGCGCCCCTCCTTTTCTACAGCACGCGCCAGTTGGGCTTGATGATGATCTGTGCAACGCCGCCGGTCCAAGTGGTGATGTTCTGCCCGACCAGCAGCGTCGGGTAATCCCCGCTCATATGGGAATTGTGGGAGCTATAGGTCTTGTATGTCTCCATCAGGGGGGTGTCGACAGTGACCGTACCCGTCAGGCCTGTGATGGCGAAATAACTATTGCCTACTGTAATTTCAGCGTCCCCCGTCAGGACAACGCTTAGGACAGGCTCGGAAAATACATTGCCTGGATTGTTGATGAAGGTTCCTGATTCGCTGACGAGGATGTCTTCAACGTCACTCAAGTAGAAGAAAGGCTGGCAGCGGAAGTTCACCGTTAACCGCCGATGTGGATGCCCGCGCAGGACCTGTTCAAAGGGGATCTGGTTGACTATGTGCGCATAGTAAAAGCCACCTTGCCGGTTAGCGAAGGTGACTTTGTCGCTGCCTTTCAGCCACTGGGTAATGTCATTGAGCCGTGACGTATCCGAAATCGTGCATTCAACACTGAGGATAAAATCATCGTAGATGTCTTGACCTTCCAGGGTTGTCAGTGTTCCGTTCCTTCCTGGAACTGCGGTGAAAGTCACGCGCTCGGGCGGACGAATAATCTCGGGTTGCCGGACGACATGGATGCCGTACTCTGTGCAGCGCGTACCATTCCATTCAAACCAATCATATGCCATATGAAAAATTATCCTCTTTCTTTTAAAGAACGCAGTTAAATCCAAGAAGAGCCAGAAATACTTCTCGGATACTTATTGCGTTGTCAGTTAGCGATATAGGAATGGCAAGGCCTGCTGAACGTGCGCATCCCAGCACTCCAGTATTCCATGAGACTGTTGCTCATCTACGGACTGACAGAGACTGCGATGATGTTGTTGACCAATAGATCCGTGGAAGCAAGGAGGATACCGTCAGGATAGTCAGGAGCTATTTTTCACTCTGGCGCATTGAGGAATACTTCATGCTCAAGAAGCAGTACTATCGCTTTGAAGGTTTCCGTGTATGTTCTTTGAAATCCATTAACGCACTGAACCGTTGCATTTCATTTGAAGAACCGTAGAATTCCATCATTTTGTGCCTCTGTATTTTTTGACAGGAAATGCCTATAATGAGTAAAACCGCTGAGGGCCGGCTTCGCTTTCTCCCCCTGACCAGTTTCTCCAATCAATATCTATGGCTCTATGCAGTATGGCATGAACTCGTTAACGTCTGAATGCCAACCGGAATAAATGAATAAGGAGGAGGGATAGATATGTTCAGGAAACTCTTCACCATCCTGCTGATGATCCTGCTGGTGTTGTCCGCCCCGTGGCTCGCCGCTGCCACGGACACCCATCAAAGCGGCGGTTACGCGTATCAGCTCCTGGCGGGCGGCACCGCCGTCATCACGAAGTATTCGGGGGATTCAACGGAAGTCAGCATTCCAGTATCGCTAGACGGACATCCCGTCACCGCGATCGGCGCTCGGGCGTTCCGCGGTATGGAGGAAATCCTCACGGTGACGATCCCCGAAGGCGTAGTCAGCATCGGAAAAAGCGCGTTCGAGGGCTGTTCCGGGCTTAAGGAGGTCTCCCTTCCTGACAGCGTGTCCGAATTAGGGGACATGGCGTTCAAGGCGTCCGGGATCATCTTTCTTGACCTGCCCTATACGGTGAAACAGGTCGGCGTTTCCGTATTCCAGGATTGCACAAGCCTTGCAGAGGCCGTGCTATATGACAGCCTGAGCGAGATAGGCGATGGGATGTTCCAGGGCTGTAAAAACCTTGTAAAGCTTATCATCCCCGGCAGCGTGGTCCGCATCGGGGAAAAGGCCTTCCAGGGTTGTGAAAGCCTGCTGGAGTTCACTGTTCCGGAAAGCGTGACCAGCATTGACGATTATGCATTCCAGCTGACCGGACTGGTTTTCTGCGATATCCCAGCGACGGTGAAAGCCATTGGCACCGGGGCGTTCCGGGAATGCCTGGAACTTGCGGGCATCGTCATCGGGGAAGGAGTTTCCAGGCTGTCTGACAGCCTGCTGGAGGGCTGCGAAAGCCTGCAAAGCGTTTCCTTCACAAGCGCAGTCACGGAAATCGGCAGGGAAACCTTCAAGGGGTGCGGGATATTGACGGATATCATCGTGCAGGGCATCGCACTGGACGCGGGAGATAACCTGCTGGAATATGTCACTCATATCGGCTCCAATGCCTTTGAATCTTGCGGGAGCCTGTCGGAGATCTCCCTGCCAGGCGTCACCTCCATTGGCCGCTCAGCGTTCAGAAACTGCGGGGGCCTGATGAACATCAGCCTGCCCGGCGGTGTGACGATTTCTGGTGTCAGCCCCTTCTCTTTGTGCGATTTCCTGGAAGAGCACCTCTTGCCGCTCAGCTGGCTGTTGCAGAGGAAATAATCATCTGTGGCGTTTGGGGGCTGAAACGAGTTCGAAGCGTTCACGCCATATAGGATTCTGGACAACACCTGCTATGAATGAAGGAGCCCGCCTTGTAAGAGAAACAGACACCGAAACTCCTGCGCCGGACACTGCTGGCGCATGCCATATCCTTAACCGTATTCTCATTCATCTATCTGCTCATCCCGTCCAATGGGGCGACTGGACAGGCTGCCTGTCCAAGCAGGTGCCGCAGGTGTTCAGGCTCTTCGGGACCTCCCTTCTTGGATATGCGGTCAGTTCTTTCCTCGCGGCCAGGGAGGCGTCCTTTGCTAGAGTGAGGATCACTGTCCAGTCTGTCTGCGTTATCTACGCGCTGTTTACCATCGTGATTCTGCTCGCGCTTGCCTTGTGGAACCTGCCCTTCATTGGCTGGCTGTACACTGTGTTCACTGGGGGGTTCGCCATCGCCCTCAATCTTCAGTATTTCAGCACGATTCTGTCAAAATGACCCGTAACGGTTAGTTGACACTCCCCTTCTTGCATGCAGGCCATGGTCTATATTTTTCGGACAACACCAGGATGCTCGAGAATAACAAGCGCGCTGCAGATCCATTTTTCCAGCGCGCTGTAGTTATGGTGTATTCAGTTTACGGATAGTCTCGGTTAGTTACCCCAGCGCCCGCGTCCGTTCTGATTCTGGACCCCGTCGTTCTGGGTGTCACCTGACTGGTTCCGGTTACCATATACAGCACCGCTGTCGTCATCCGCCCAGCGATTTCCGCTGCGAGAAGCCTGTCCATCGCCGGGTTTGTCAGCATTACGTTGGAAGGCCGCGAGATGGCTTTCAGAAGCCTTCTTCAGTGCTTCGAAGACATCTTTCACATCCTCTGGCAAGCCTTCCTGCTTCAGGAATGCTTCATACATCGCGATGTTGTGAATCTCTGCCGTCACGCCGACCTGGTAGATTTCCTCAAGCGTCCCAGGCAGTACCACGTGCCCGGCAGCCGTGTCAGCGGGTACAGGCACCTTGTAGGCGGCAAACAGCGGAAGCAGGTGTTCTACATGGGTCCCTTCAGCCTTCATGATGTTAGTGAAGGGTCGGTCCACACCATACAGCGCGATGATCGCTTTGTACTCCGCCCGGGCCAGATACTCGTCCTGGATCGCATAAGTCAGCATCTGTTCAATCGTGTAGGTCTCGCCCTCCTTGACGGCAGCAGCTCCGAAGCTCTCCGAAGCCAATCCCATCACCGGGAGCGCGATTGCCAGCATCAGGGCCAGCATGCTCATCATTTTTCTAGTCTTCATTTTCAATACCTCTTTTCTTTCATTCCGGCAATCCCTTGCCGCAATTACATCATATCCAGGCCTTGTGTCAGAACTGTGTTTATTGATAGGATATTTTGCAGTAAATGTTTGGATGAAAGATGAACAGTGATATCTGCTTATGAACAGAGAACAGCCAGATCCTTAGGCCATTCTGAGCCCCCGTCCCTGATGCTGACGTCTTGTCAGTGCTGCGATCTCTATCGCTAGCGATTGTATGTCCTTGTCGTCGCGCACATAGAAGGTGTTTCCTGTCAGGCTCACATTGCTTGACTGATTATATGTCCTACGGTTGTCAGTTGACGCATAGGCAACTGAACTCTCCTTTGCAGAGTCTGTCAGATACCTGGCTGCGTTTGCAACCACCCTGGCCTGCTCACGGCTCTCCAGCGTGATGCCCTGGCCCCAGCCGCGCATGGTCATGCGGCCCACTTCATCCCGGAACACGCGCGAGGGAGATTCGATCTTCAGTTCACGCTTCGCCGCGTTCACCGCCGCTCTGGCAGCTTGCATCATGGCAATGACGATGCCAGCCTGCCCTGCGGAAATACCTGAGCTCAAACCCTGCATGGCTTGTAAGCCGATCGTGTGCATGCTCACAAAGCTGAGATTCGTTGCCAGTATGCTTTTCAATTGGCTAGCCATGGCCTGCAAAGTTGGCGACAGGTTCACACTCATCATGCCTATCCCCAATCCAAGTGCCGTCAGTACCCCAAACGGATATAGCAGGGTTGGGCCAAAGACTCTTTGTACAATACCCATCAGCGCGGTTGCCAGATTCATTGCCTCTACAGTCATGTCATACTCAGATAATCCCTTCCCTATTCCAGCCGCTGCATCCTGTCCCGTAGGCACCATGCGGGTGCTGGGGGATTGAATGCCCAGCGCGCTGTTGATGGCCTTCTCCAGGTTCCCCGCTGTGGTTTCCGCGTCGGTCTCCCAGCCTGCCTGCGCCATGGCGCCGCTGATGCCAGTCACGATGTTCTCACCGACGCCTTGCAGTTCCAGGGCGGACACAAAGCCCAGGATTGTTTTCAAGTTTGCTATGTCATCTTCGCTGACCGCTTTGCCTGTCTGAACTGCAGCGACAACCTCGGCCACATAGGATTGGAGCCCGGCCAACGTATCACCGCTCAGGTAGGTTTTGAGCGCATTTTCGACGCTGTTCCCGCCTATATTGAACACATTGAACAGGCCAAACAAGGCGTCCTTGTTCCTTCCGAAGTTTTCAACCTCACGGGTCAGCCTTCTGACATGGCTCAGCGTGCTGGCCCCAAAGATCGCGTTGAATGTTTCTCCCCAGTCGGCCTCAGCTGCGGTAGGCTGCCAACCGAACTTGACCGCTACCTTGGGGGTGGTCACATCCTGAGCCGCTTCTTCAATCGCTTCCTGGGTGCCAGTCACCTGCGGGGTGATGAGCACATGCAGGGTGCCGTCCGCTTCATAGGCCATGAGCGTGTTTGCATCAATTTTGTTGGCTGGCACCAGGTTGACCGGGATCTCCTTGCCGTTTTGCCAGAATGTCGCGTTGGGATCGCTGAGCACATCATCCGGATTGTCAAATCGTTCAGACAGCCGAACTATCCCTTGTAGAGTGACAGGGTTTGCCTTGACGAAGGCATTGTAGGCGGTCAGGTCATAGCCGATGATAGCGATCTGGCTTTCGATATAGGAGGGCTTGGTCACGCCCGCCTTGTCCCTGTAGGCTGTGATCAAGGCCACGATTTCTGCTTTAAGCTGGGATTTGTCCACATGCGCCGCTTCGGCATAGGCGTTGACGACAGCGTCAATTTGAGGGGATGAGAGCTTGCTTGTATCAATGCCTTCTGCTTGAAGGAAAGTTGTCACCATGGCTGCTATGCCGCCGGGCGTGAGTGCCACGGTGGAAGCGCCGCCTGACGCCTCTTCATAGGCCAGGACGAAAGCGGTTATGTCGTCAGGCGATAGGCCTGAGGCATCAATTTTCTTGTCCTGCAGGTACTTGCTTACAAAGGCTGTGACCTCCCCAGGCTTCAGCGTTGAAACATCCGCACCGGTGGCAAGTTCCTTGTATGCCGAAACCATCGCGGTGACGTTTTCGGGCGTAAGTCCGCTGACATCTACGCCCAGGACTGATTCAGCATAGTGGGACACATAGGCAATGAGCCCCTGCGGCGTCAGGGAAGCGGTGTTAGCGCCTTCAGCTGTTTCCGTGTACTTCTCGACAAAGGCAGTCACTTTGGGTTCCAGTTTGAGCGCGGTTTCAGCCTCTGTGTAGCCATCGATCACGGCTTGGGTTGTTATGACGCCTGGGTTTGCAGCGAATTCATTCCAGCGCTCCTGCGCCCCGCTCATGTCCAGATCCGTGGAAAGCTTCAGCACTTCTTCGGGCAACGCTTCCGTGAAGATGCCTGACAAGCCTGACAGGCTCGCCTTTTGATCTTTCACATACTGTGTGATCGAGGCCACCTGCTCCATTTGCTTGGATACGTCGATATCAGGGAACAGTGCCTGGACTTCCTCCTCGCTCATCCCGCTGTCCATCAGGGACTGGATCTGGGTCAGCAGACCAAGGTATTCGGTCAGCTTCCCCTCATCCATGCCCGCAGTCAGCTTATTCATGTCCTCCAGTGCCTTTGCCATGCCCAGCTGGTCACCATTGGATGCTGCCAGGCTGTATTCGCCTAGCTTGCTGTACAGGGCATCTATGTCCCGGTCGACCTGCTGGATCTCCGCCTGATTCCAGACAGGCAGCACGAGCTCAGCCAACAGCGCTGCATATTCCATCGCTGCGGCCTTCCGGTCCTGGATGTACTGGACGTTCAGCGCATTGAGCGCCTTTTCTTGCTCTGAACCCGATTGCATCAACTGAATGAGCTTGTATTCCTTCTCGTACTGCACATCCAGCTGGGCATTCACAGCCGCCATGCCTTCGGCAGATGCCACGATGGCCGTTGCGTAGGTTGAGGTGGCAATGTCTGTCTGGCCTTTTGCCTGAGCCCTGGCAAGTTCCGCTTCCAGCTTGGCCCGGATGGCTTCAAAGCCCTCTGTATCCGCTGCGGTCAGTTTGTATTTGACCTCAATGGCCTCACGCGTGTCGATCAGTTCCTGCAGGCGAATCTTGTCCTTGTCAGTGAACTTCCCGGACTGCCTGCGCTTGAGCAGCTTGCTGACTTCCTTGTCCAGGGTGTCCAGGGTCTTGATGTCCTGCTCCATCTGATCGGAGAGCGTCGTGTATCCTGATTTCTTCGCACCAGTATGAAGTTCCTGGATAGCTTCCCGCGTGCTGGCGGTGATTTCAGCAAAGGATGATGTCCACTCCTTGACGATCGCTTGCTTCTTGTATCGGCCGGCAGACCAAATCTCCAGAAGGCCGTTCATCCACTCCGTTGCGCTCTTCTTGTCGCGTGTGAAATCCTCCGTGTTCATGCCAAACAGGGAGAGCCCGCCCTGGTTATAGAAGATATCGGCCGCAGTGCTTTTCCACCCGCGGGCAGTTTCATCCATTGCCTGCATCGCTTCCCTGGCCTTTTTGGCTCCGGAGGCATAATCCACCAGTTTGACAGCGCCATACACTATGGCGGCAGCCAGGGCAGCCAAAGCCAGCTTTGACGATCCCAGGGTCTTCAGAAGGCCGGATATCCCTCCGCCTGCCATCTTGACGTTGGCAGAAAACTTGCCAAGGCCAAGGCTGATCTTGCCAAGACCTGCGGACAACTGACCCACAGCGCCTACCGTTTTCCCGATGATCAAGAGGGCGGGGCCGATGGCAGCGGCAAAGCCTGCGAACTTGATGATGGCCATCCGCTGGCTTTCATCCATGCCCAGGAATGCTGCCAGCATTTCATTCGCCTTGGTGATCATGCTCTGCAAAGCGGGGTTCATGTCATCACCCACTTTCTGGGCAAAGAGCATCGCGGTGTTTTTGAGATTTGTCAGCTGGCTCCTGGTTGTAGCGTATCTCTTGTTGGCTTCATCCACCAGGGCACTGTTCTTTTGCCAGGCAGTGTTTGCGGTCACCTGGGTACGGCGGAACAGATCTGTCGCGTTGGTTGCGCGCATCAGGGTATCCCGTAGACGCACCTCGCTGATGCCGATCTCGGCCAGGGTGGCAATCGCGCTGGCACCTTCGTCGTCTATCTGTGACAGCCCGACGATGAACGCCTGAAAGGCCTCCGCCGGATTGCTGTCCCAGAGGGTTTTGAACTGCTTTTCGGTCATGCGGGATACCTTGGCGAAGTCTTTCAAGGCCTCCCCACCGGTCTCTGAGGCGACTTCCATCTTGACAAGCGCCTTCGAAAAGGCGGAACCGCCCATCTGGGCTTCAATACCGACTGCTGACAAGGCTGTCGCAAAGCCCAGGATCTGTGCCTCACTCAAGCCCACCTGATGGCCGGCACCAGCCAAGCGCAGCGACATTTCCAGTATCTGCGATTCTGTGGCGGCATAATTGTTGCCCAGGTCAACCAAGGTGGAACCCAGGTTCTGAAACTGGGCCTGGTTCATGTCCGTGATGTTGGCGAACTTGGCAAGCGTCGCAGCAGCTTCAGACGCCATGATGTCCGTGGTGTTCCCCAGGTCAACCATGGTACGCGTAAAACCCATGAGGTGCTCATTGGCAATGCCCAACTGGCCTGCGACCGCGGTTACTTCTGCGATTTCCGCACCGGAGGATGCTACCTGGGTGGACATCTCTTTGATTGGAGTCCGATAACTGCGTGAATTCTGCTTCTGTCGCATTGACTGTTTTCCGGACTGAAGTGAAGGCGCTCTCATAGTCAATGGATGACTTGAGTGCTGTCACGCCTAAGGCTAGGATAGGTGTGGTGATGACACGGGAGTATCCACGACCGGCCTTCACCAGGGGCTTTGGACACGGCTTCGCTCTTCTTGGCGAATGCGGTCAGGCTGTCTCCGGCTTGCGTCCAAGCCGATTGCATCCGGTAGAGTTCATGTGTCAGTCGCTTGAGTTCAGCTTCTGTTGATTTAAGCTCGGCCTTGGCAAGGTTCAGATTGGTCTGGGCCTTTGAGACGGCATCCGCGTTGTTTTGCAGCGTTTTGCTATTTGATTTGATCTGGCCTTCCAGCAGCTTGACCTTGTCCCGGGCCTCAAGGCACTCGGCCTTGAATCGCTCCAGGTTCGCTTTGGCTGCGATGGTTGCGGAGTCGGTTTCTCCCAGGGAGGCTTTCAGGCGATTGTACGCATGACCGGCCGCGTTGACCTCACCCTTCAGCCTGTCATATTCGATGCGTGCCTGTTCCAGGGAAGCCTTCATCTTTTCCTGGCGGGCAAAGGAGTCAGTCAGCTTCTGGTTCGCCCCGATGAGTGCTTTGGAACATTGCTCAACAGCCCGGTTCTGCTCCTTCTGCTTGGCGCTCAGCAGGGCCAGATTGGCCTCTGTCCCTTTGACAGATTTCTCGAAGTTGGTGACGCCTGCACCGGCCAGACGGAAGGTGCTCTCCGCTTCCTTGATCTGTTGGTTGATGGTACGCAGGTTGCGGCTGAAATTATCGCTGTCTAGTGACAGTGCGACAACCAACTCGCGTAGAACCTCGCTCATGGAAGCACCTCCTTTCGATGATCTAATAGTTGATTTCGTATAGAGCAATGTCAATCTTGCATTTCTTAATTTGACCTGCTATATTGTACCTGCCATCTAGAGAAGGCGAGAGACAAGCTCTACGACCCTTCCGCAACCTGCCAATGGCAAGGTGCGAATGCTTGGATGATGGGCTCTGCAATGTTCATTGCCCATCAACCGATGGGCCTTTTCTTTTTGAGTATGGTCGAAGGAGAGAAAACCATGTATTTGTTTCACCAAGATTCAAAACCTGACTTCAAGAAGATTCGGGAAAACACTAGCAAAGCGCAAGGTGTCGAACATCCTGAGTGGATCAATGGCTTCGCAGGCGCGTTTCTATTCACACTGCTTGATGTATATGTCACAGACAGGGTAAATGTTGCGATTGAAAAATGGCCTACATTCAATGATACGCTGAAGTCTATTCTGCTTCGGTTCAAAAGTGGTAACTATGGGCACACGACAAAAGACGAAGCTGATCATAACGACGAGAACAGGTGGTTATCTTGTAGCCACTCCTGGACGATTGGACGATATGACACGGAACAGGGACTTGTATTATTTGAGGCTTTCGAAAACATGTCATTGCTATATTTCGCAGGAGAGGATATCTCAGATGTCCGTGATCAGCAAGATGCGCTTGTCAGCAAGCCCAACTAAATCAGTCCTGAGGCAAGGATCATATTGATCTTCCTCCGCATTCAAGGTTTCAGGCTTGACCAAAGCTGATCAATGTATCCTTTTGTTGGCTTTATTTGTTCATGCTCCTGCTGCGTATCCCATGCCCTGATCCTCAGAAAACCCAGCATATCCATCCCGTCAATCTCGTGCATCCGCCAGCCTGCCTTGAGCAAGGTATTGTAGGTCGCATAGACATAGCCCGGTAACGTCAGGGATTCTTCGCTGTCTCCATCATCAGCTGATCCGCTTCCTCCGTCACCGGTTTGGTAGGAAAAGAGTCAAGCACCTCAGTTGTTTGCGTCTGCACTGCCATTATGGCCAGGGCAATGTCATGCATCAGACGGTCCGCGGGATAGTGGTCATATATATCGTCAGGCGAGAACTGGTTCCCAAACAGGATACAGAACCATGCCACCATCGTGTCCAAGGCATCCGGGATCGTCAGCTTTTCTCCCGACACATCCTGTCCGTCAACCGCGGCCTTGGAGAGTTGAACTAGTTTTCCATACATTTTTGATGCGGGCTCCATCTCCCGCAATGCGCGGCCGGAGATGAAGTCAACGCTGTACTTCTTGTCTGCCAGGCTACAGGTCACCATAGGGTCCTCGCTTTCAAAACAGAGCCGCCGCACATCACATGAGCTGTACGGCGGCTTTCTGCTTTATGTCA